TTCCTGGTTACACATAAAGGAAACCAACACCCCGGGTTTATAGTCGATACGTCCCTATACGCCCACCAAACACACTAACGAACATAAACAAAATGGCAACGGATCCCCGTTACATGTCGTTCGACCATAAGTACGTAGAGACGGTTACCGTAACCGACGCTACCGCACTTGCTAATGGTGTCGGACGCTGCCGTTTCGTGAAGCGAGACGGTTCTTATCCCGTCGCTGGTGGCTATGCCGCTGGCCTCAATGTCTACAAGCTCTATGGTCAAGGAGAACTGACCGATAAAGGCTATCAGGTTGAAGATAACGCGCTCACCGCGCTAACTGGCACCCTAGCTATCGCCACCACTGGCGTGGTAACCGGTACCGGCACTAACTTCGACCCCCAACTGAATGTTGGCGATACGATCAAGATCGGTGCGCAGCTTTTCCGGGTTATGACTCGGACCAGCGATACCGCTGCTACCGTGCTGCCTGCGCCCACTACCGCGATTTCTGGCGCTACCGCCTACATCTGGCCCGGTACGTATGAGGGTGAGTCGAATCCGAGCACCACTCCGCGCAAAGGAGAGGTTTTTGCGTACCAAAACCTACTGAGCATCGTGACCACCGGCATCGCTATTGCCGAAGTTGACTCTGGTTCGACTTTCGCCGTAGACGACGCTGTGTACGCTGATGCGACTGGTAAGGCTTCTAGCACCGCTGGTGCTGGTGTAATTCTCGGTCGTGCAATGGATGTGATCGGTACTGCCGGTGCTGGTCAGTATATCCGAGTGAAGCTCGGTAACGAAGCTGGTTCTTGATAAAAAGGAGGTAAACTACCATGATGAACCTAGATCAAGTGCGTGGACCGACTCGCGCCTTGATGTAAAATAATAAAATCGGGTGAATTGCGGGAAGGCTAAAGTTCAAGACTAAGTTAATCCGCAGCCAAGCCGAGAGTGGGCTTTAGTTCTCTCGGAAGGTTCAGAGACTAGACAGTGAGTCCCAACAATAATCTGTCCACGAGCGCCCGACCGGAAGGTAGTTCCGGATGATATAGTCCGACACTCCAGGACCACTAGGTCCGTGAACATCGACAACTGAATAAACAACAATCGCTGTTCACACGAAAGTTGGAGAACAGGGTGAATTAAAAGACCCTGTAAAACACTTTTGGTGATCGACCCGATCCTCACGCAAATCGCACAAGGTTAGTTTTATAGCCGTGCCATGGAGTAATCTGTGGTATAATAAGGGGGTGAATTGCTGGAAAGCCTAAATCTACTGTGAACATGGAAAACATCTACGAGCAATTTATTGAGTATTGCCGATCTGTAGAAGAAGAAGAGATTCAGTCTGGAATTTACATGGAAAGACACCATGTAGTACCCAAGCACTGCGGTGGTAGTGACGAAGACTCGAACATTATCCGGGTATCTAGAAAGAACCACATCTTGGCTCACTTTTACAGATGGATAGCTTATGACTCAAAGCCAGATAGGGTAGCCTACTATTTTATGGTGGGGGACCCCACTGGTGAAGCTAAAAGAGAAGCGGCGAGAATGGCTCAGAGAACTTGGACCCCTGAAAAAAGGTCTGAATGCTCCAAAAGAGCCTATCAAACAATGCTCATTAGAAAAAACGGTATTACTAATAGAAGTGCTCAATGGAGAAATAATGTTTCCAGGGCAGCTAGGGGTAATATAGCCGTAAATAGAACAAAAAGAATGAGTCAAAAAACTCTAGACCTGATGAAAAAAACCTTTGTATTTAAATACAAAGACAATAGTATAACTATTAATCAGGCAGACTTTGGAGATTTTTCTTCAACTAGTAAACATCTATGCTCAGTTTGGAATATTCAGATTAAAGACTCTGAGCACAAAAAGTTTATCAGGTTGGTGTTTAAAGAGAGAAAAGTTTTTCATGGTATAACTTTAGAAAAGGTAATCAGCAGCCAAGATACTCTGGGGACAGAGTATAAGGTTCAGAGACTAGAAGCCGAGTCCAGACCGGACAGTAATGCTTCCACGAGTGCCCTCCAGCCTAAGGGCTGAAGAGATAGTCCGAACTCATAAGAAATTATGAGAAGCAGGAGATAAAGAGCTTCTGCGGTAACAAATTGTATAAAAATGCGGATGGAGTAGCGACTTTCTTCGCCCCGGCCGTAAGTATGAATGTACGCGCCGGTCGTACTCTGACCTTCGGGAAAGAGGCTTTCGCCGCCGCGAGCTATCTGCGTGCCCCTGGTACCAATATTCAGAAGATCTCTAATGAATTTGGCACCCGGAGCTTCGCGCTTCGTCAAGAAGCTATTAGCTGGCAGATCGCCGAGGAAGTAGCCGCAGAAGCCAAAAATGGAGCTGCTGCTATCGACCTTCGCGCTTATGCTGCTAAAGATGCGGCAAATAGACTGCAACAAAGCTGGGAAATCCAGACTGCAGAGAAAGTTCTCGATGTGACTCAATACGAAGGTGGTAATGTTCTCGATCTCTCCGCTTATAACAGCGGTGCCGATCAGTTCAACAGCCCCACCTCAGACGTTGAAGTACTCATTGATGACGCTAAAGAACAAGTACGCAGCCAAATTGGTTAGTAATAGCCGTCCAAGTTGGTAACAACTTGGATTACGAGGGGGTGAATTGCGGGAAAGCTAACCCGTTTGCCACGCAAACGGTATGCCAATCCGCAGCCAAGACGACTTGGGAACAGGTCGTAAGGTTCAACGACTAGAGGCCGAGTCCAGAACGGACAGTAACGCCTCCCAGAGCGCCCTCCAGCCCCATGGGCTGAAGAGATAGTCTAGTCCCATATGAAAGTATGGATAAACTGTGTTACCCTAATAAACTTGTTCTTTCTCCTGATGCATTTAATGCGCTGAAGCGTTAGAATACTAGCGCCCTGCACTACGTGCAGGAAAACTGGGTGAATTGCTGGAAAGTCTCGAAACTATTGAGACAATCAGCAGCCAAGCAGTCTTGGGGACAAGACTGAAGGTTCAACGACTAGAAGCCGAGCCTAGAACAGGCAGTAATGCTTCCACGAGCGCCCAGGCGAATCTATGATTCGTATGATATAGTCTGAGCTGCATGGTGACATGCAGAAGTTTAGGATAAAGAGCCTAAACGATAACAACACTGAACAAGCGTATCCGCGATTTCATGCAGCGTGGTGTACTGGTAAACGAAAAATCTCTCGCCGAGATCTTTGGTCTTGACGAGATTCGTGTTGCCCGCCGTCTAAAACTAAACCAAGAGACTGGTGCTCTGGAGAATATCTACAACAACGTAGCCGTTCTCTTCTACCATCCTTCTGGTGCAACTGACGGTTTCACCCCTGCAATGGATTCTAACTATGGCGTGCCAGCCTTTGCGTATACTTATACGCTTACAGGTTACCCCATAGCCGTTCCTGAACGTTTTAACATGGATCGCCGCGTTAATAAATAGCGCCCAACACTACGTGTTGGAAAATTGGGTGAATTGCTGGAAACTCTCAACACTAATTGAGACAATCAGCAGCCAAGCCGAGAGTGGGCTTAGTGCTCTCGGAAGGTTCAACGACTAGATGGTGAGTCCCAACAATAATCCATCCACGAGTGCCCAACCAGAATTATTATCTGGATGATATAGTCTGAGCTGCATGGCGACATGCAGAAGTTTAGGATAAAGAGCCTAAACGATAACACCACTGATTCGAAGGCGACATCCTTGTCGAACGCTCTTTTGAGCTAGTTGGTATGGGCGAAACTGGTCGCTGTGGCGCCGGTTTTGTCATGCTAAACCCTGTATCAGCAGCCTGATACATAACTGCGTGAGTAGTTTAGCCCCCGTGACCCGGGGGCTTTTTTTTTGTCTAAGCTCTCGTTGAAAGCACTATAGAAGAAGTCACAAAACATGCCATACACCCCGCCTCGTGACGCATACGGTGTCGCAAACAACTGCGACCCAGCCACCGTCGACTACTTTATTGAGGTGTTCGGGTTTAACGAAGCACTAGAGTTATCGCGCATTGAAGATCCCACAGCCAACACTATCAACTACCAACGCATCCAAGTAGCCCTGAACGACGCCGCGCAGCTTATAAATAATTTCATTGAGACTGCACCGCCACAAGGCAAACTCCTCATCGCGGGCTCGTATAGGCGAACGCAAGCTATTCTAGCCAGGTGGTATCTCGATACCCTTCGGCCTCGTCAAATGGTCGTAGATGCCGCAGAGGCGGCTCTGAAGCAGCTTGACCTCTGGTCAAGTAAAGCATCGCCCTCAGCCGGCCTGAAGTGGCAAGAAGCATACCGGTACTGGGCAGGCGCCTGCGCGATGACCATGTCAAATACGCAGAGGGATAGAGCCTTTACGCCGGCGTCGTTGTCGAGGTGGGAGCAGCGGTGGGGGACCAACAATCGCTGGTCTCCTTATGTCCGCAAGGGCGCATTGGTCGCTGACAATGTCACACCGAGGCAGCCCAGTGGCTCTCTGGATCGTCAGAATGTCACGTTGATTGGTGACAGTACGTTGGCGGTTAACACGCTCTTCGATGACCTCGAGACCACACGCGACGTCGCGT